GTTGATGAAGTCCTGCCAAGCGTCCCCGAACCCCCCTCCGTCCATCGCCGTCGCGCCGTAGTTGTCGACGAACGTCAGCTTGCCGTTCTGGATCGTGATCCCGGAGCTGTCGATCCGGACGTTGCCGCCGGCATGGTCGATGTCCTGGTCGGCCTCGTGGAACTCCATGTCGTCGAGGTAGATGACGCCGGTGCCGCCGGTGTCTCCGGGGTTGATCCAGAACACAAAGGCGAACGCCGCGTTCGTGGGAGCGGTCAGCACGTTCGCGAACTGGGTATACGTATTGACCGTCCCGATCGCAGCCGACGCCACGGTCACGTCGCTGATCTGGGCCTTCGACGCGTCGAACCATCGCACGCGCAGCGTGACCGTGAAGTTCACGCTGTTCTGTGAGGAGCTGCCCCGCGCCCAGCCGCGCACCTGGTATCGCCGGCCGCCGCTGACCGGGACGCGTCCGGAGACCGCGAAGCCGTTCGAGCCGCTGCTGTTCGAGTGCCTGCCGTTCCAGCCGCCGGACCTGGGCGCCTCCTGCGACCGCGTGAGCGTGCCGCCGCTCGCGTACCAGTCCGCTTGATCAGGAAACCCGGAGCCGAGGGTCGAGATCGGCAGCTCGAAGCCGGGGTTGGCGAGGAGATTGCGCGGCGACCCCGTCCAGAGCCCGGCGACGAGCGAGTTGACGGCGACCTTGTCGGCCGTCACCGCGCCGGCGGCAAGCTCGTTCGTCCCGATCGCCGCGGCGGCCACCTTGCCGGCGACGACGCTGTTCGCGGCGAGCCCGTTCGCGGTTACGGCGCCGGCTGCGAGTTTGTCGGTCGTGACGGCGTTCGCGGCGAGCTTCGGAGTCGAGATCGCCCCGTCGCTGATCTGGGTCTCCGTGATCTGGCCGTCGAGCTCGCCCAGGTTGACGATCGTCGTCCAGGTCGTGCCGTCGCTCGTCTTGTAGAGCTTGCCGTCGGTCGTGAGGTAGACGATCGAGCCGGCGGGGTACAGGCCGTTCGGCAGCGTCGGCAGTGACGCGACGACCGCCGGCGGGCGGATCGAGGCGGCGAACTGGGCGATCGACGCGATCCGCGGCGGCGGCAGCGACGGCGACGAGGCGAGCGCAGTCGTGATGAGCCGCGCTGGCGCCCCGAGCCCGAGGCGCCAGCGGCGGACGCTGTCCGTGTGGAACTCCAGGCCGACGGAGGCGAGGTAGTACGTCGCGTTCGTGAGCCCGAGCGCCGTCGAGTTCACCGTGACGGTCTGGCCGGGCTGCCAGCCGTCGGCGCCGACGACGATGGCCTCGCCCCGGGTCGTCGCCGTGCCCGAGGCGGTCGCGTCGGTGTCGAAGGCGAGCGACTCGTAGTCGGTCTGGCCGGCCGACGGGGCGCCGTCGACGAGGACGAACGGCGCGGCGCCGAGGGAGGTGGCGCGGTAGACGAGCGCCGGCGAGACGTTGACCCAGTAGTAACGGGTCGCGCCGATCGCTTCGATGAGCTGCTCGATCGCCTGGCGTCGGCTCGTCGCCTGGATCGTGAGGGCCGAGGCCAGGGCGCTGTTCGCATCGCCGGTGACCGTCAGCCCGGTCCCCGAGAGGATCGAGGTCAGGACCGTTTGCTCGGTCGTCCCCGCAGCGAACGTCGTGTTGATCGTCGCATCGTCGTCGAGGAGGATCCCGTAGTCCCGGGCAGTGACGCGGTAGCGGCGCATGCCGCCGGCGATGACCTCGGCCCGGAACGCAGCGATGAGCCCGCGCCAGAGCGTCGTCGCACCGTCCGCGATGACGACAGTCTGCCGCGCCGCGAGCGTGACCTGGCGCGACGTGTCGTCCAAGACGAACGAACACTCCCCGGAGATGTTCGCTCCGGGGAGTGTGCAGACGATGGAGGTGAGATCGACGAGGCCGGTCCGGTTGACCCCGTTGATCGTGAGCGTGACGGCCATCAGATCGCCCTCGTCGTCCGGGCCGCCGTCGCGTACCGCCAGCCGAGATGCTCGTCGACGACCTCGGCGAGCCGGCGGCCGTCGAGGTTGATCTGCGTGTGGACGACGACGCGGTCGGGTCCGCCGGCTGGCGCATGGGCGACGATCCGGCCCGACATCGCCGGGACGAACAGCTCGGGACCCCGCTCACCGACGAGGTAGGCGTGGCCGGCTGTCACCGGGCCGCCGTGCTGGCGGGCTCGGACGGTGAAGGGGGTCGGCATCCCGGACACCTGTGCCGACAGGCCCATGAGCCGGGCGAAGTTCTGAACGAGCTTCTTCGTCTCCTCGTTCAGCTTCGAGGTGTCGTCCAGCAAGCCCTGGACCCACGGGCGCAGCTTGTCCTTCGCCGTCTGATCGCCGAGGAGGGCGAGCTTCAGCCGGGTCTCGACGAGCTGCGACCGGGTGTCGGCGAGGTCGCCCTTGAGCTCCTTGATCCGGAGCGGGTCCCGCTCCTTCCGCATCTCGTCCTTGATCTCGCGGAGCCGCCGCTGCAGCCCCGCCTCCCGGCCGGCGAGGATCGCGGGGCCGAAGATCGCTTCCGAGATCGCCGCCCCTAGGTCCTCCCAGGAGGCTCGGGCGTCCTTGGCTGTGGTGGCGGCGTCCTTCGTCTGGCGCCGGAGCTTCCTCGTGCTGGCTGCGGCGTCCTCGGCCTGCTGCCCTGTCTTCTGGTACGCGTCGGCCAGCCCCTGGAGCCTAGCCGCAGCCGCCTGGTCCGCCCGCTCGGTCGCCTCCTGCGACTGCCGCAGCTCCTGCTCGCGCTGGAGCCGGTCGCGGATGAGGTCGTTGAGGAACTCCATGCGGAGGCCGAGCGCATCGGTGGCCACCTTCGCCACGGCGAGCGCCGTCGCCTGATCGCGGAGCGAGTCGGCCGACTGGTCGCCCGAGCGCGTCAGCGCATTGAACGTCGAGTTCAGCGTCATGACGCCGTCGACGAGGCTGATCTGACCCCTCGTCACCATCAGCTGCGCCGGCAGGAGCTTCTCGCCGAGGGCGGCCTGGGCGTTGATGAGTTCGGCGTTGAGACGCCGCTGGCTGTTCGCGAGACCGTCGGCCGTCCGGGCGAAGTCGCCCTGGGCGGTCTTCGTCTCCTCCATGATGATCTGGTACCGCGCCAGGACCTTCGCGCCTTCGGAGAGCTCGCCGTGGGCGTCGGCGAGGCCCATCTCCAGCGCCTTCGCCTTCACCTTCGCCTCGCTCAAGAAGACGCCGAGCGAGCGCATCGGTTCGGCCTCCCCGGAGAGTCCGGAGCGCAGCTTTTGGAGGACCTCGGTCGGGTCGAGGTTGTTGAACGACGCGAGGTCGGAGGCGAGCTGGACGAGCTGCATGCTCATCTCGGCCGCCTTCTGGCGGGAGCCGACGAGGGAGGTCAGGAAGTTCCCGAACGTGGCCGCGGCCTCGACGGCGGCCTGGGTCGAGAGACCGCCGGCCTCGGCCATCGTCCGGCCCCACTCCTCGACGGCGCGGGCGCTGGTGCCGAAGATGACCCGGGACTTGCTGATCGACTCGTTGAGGTCGGAGGCGGCCTCGATCGACTGCTTCATGAAGTCGCCGACGCCGCTGATCGCACCGCCGAGGATGTCGAAGGCCTTGGCGCCGGCGGCGAGGCCGACGCCGGTCATGACCGACTTGAGATCGCGGGACTTGACGGCGTCCTCGAGCTTGTGGAACTGGCCCTGCAGGCCGCCGACGGCCTTGCTGATGCCGTCGTCGAAGACGCCGCGGATGCGGACGACGTTAGCCACGGTGTTCAGCCTCCAGGCGGATCAGCTCGAGACCGAGCAGAAGCCAATCGGCGTCGGGGGCCTCCGCGAGCTGCCACGGCGGCACGCCCCAGCGCCGGGCGAGGGCCTCGAGGGCGACGGAGCCGGGCACCGGCACCTGCGCGCCGCGCAGGGCCGCGGTCACCGCCGCCCGCGCTGAGGGGGGAGGGCGGATTCCCGCACGGCCGTCAGCCAGGCCTGTCCGACGGCCTCGACGAAGTCCCAGGGTGCGTCGAGCAGGTCGCCCGGCAGATCGTGCTCGATGCAGCCGCGGACGATCAGCTCGATCTGGTCCGCGGCGTCCATCTGCCCCCGGAGGAGGGCGACGACGTCCCGAGCGGTCATCGGTCCCATGACGAGCCGATGACCCTCGACCTCCAGCTCGTAGCGACGGTCCATCAGGTCATCCCTCGGGTCATGTCTCGCTGGGCCCGGATCGCCCGGAGGAGCCGGGCCTTCGTGCGACGAAAGACCTTGCGGCGCGACTCGATCTCGGACGCCGCGGCCAGGAGAGCCTTGGCCTGGTCGGCGTCGAGTCCAGAGATGTCGGGGGAGATGACGAGGTTGTACTGCCAGCGCTTCTTGCGCAGGCTCTCGGTCCGGCCGCGGATGCGAGCCCGGGTTCGGCCCGTCCGGATGCCGTGCGGCGGGATCGCGGCGATCTGCGCGACGACGTCTTCCTGGCCGATCCGGGCGACCTCGTCCATGAGCGCCCGGACGTTCGCGAGCCAGGAGAGGCGGGCCTGCTTCGTGAAGATCGGGCCCTCGAGGATGACGGTCGGCCGGCTGACGCGAGACCTCACGGGAGCGAGCTGCGGTCGTTCACGACGACCGCCGCGATGTCGGCCGCCGGGCCGGTGTCGTACATCCCGTGGAGTCGGAGCGTCGCGGTCACGACCCCGTTGTCCTCGCCGAACTCGAGGGCCTCCCAGACGCCGGGCAGGTCGAGCGTCGCCTTGTACGCCGAGCTCCCGAGCGTCGGGCCGACCGATTCGATCCGGACGCGCTGGGCGCTCGCGGCCTGGAGGGCAGTGAAGTCCCCGATCGCATCGAACTCGACGACGAGCTGGGCGGAGACGACCCGCGGCCCGAACACCCCGAGCCGCGACGGCGTGACGGAGCTGTCGAGGGTCCAGCGCCGGTCGGTCCCGACCTCGATCGTGACCTGCCCGGAGACGACGACGCCGGCACGCTGAGTGGTCCCGAAGGCGCTGCCGCTCGAGTTGACGTAGACCTTCGTCGTCGCGCCCAAGACATCGACGAGCCCGGACAGCGGGTTGATCGCGGCGGTCTTCGCCGCCTGGGTGAGCGCCCCGCCGATGAGCTCGATGTCGGCCATCCAGACGGCGTTCTGGACGATGTCGAGCGTGAGCCGCCTGCCCATGCAGCCGGCGACCTTGAACTCCCCGGGCCACGTGTCGCGACCGCCGACCTCGAGGGTCAGGGACTTGAGGTTGTCCGCCGAGTCCGACACGACCGTCGAGTCGAACGTCCAGGTCTTGTCGGCGCCGGCGCCCGTACCGGACGTTCGCGACCCCAGGAAGAGGTTCCACCAGGTCGGCAGCCACTGGTACGTCACGGGCTGCCGGAGCCGGACGCTGCCGCTCTGGCGGACCGAGTACGCCCGGTGCGCGGTGGCGAGCGACCCTGCGCGGCGGACGAACAGCTGTTCGGTTTCGATCTGTAGGATCGCGGAGCCGGGCTCGAAGTCGAGCGCCGCGGTGGCGGCGACGGCCGTCCCGCGGGTGGTCTCAACCCCCTGCTGGACGACCTGGAGCGGAATGATCGGGGCTGGCATTGTCGGGGACCTCCCTCAAGGCTCGGACGTGGTCGGGATGCGGCCGGACGGCGCCGTCGATCGGACCATCGGCGACCGCAAAGGCCGGCGGAGACCAGCGCAGGAAGGCGTCGGCCTCGGCCGGCGTGCAGCGGAGCGGGACGAGCGGCACGCCGGGGATGTCGGCCGTGCCGGTCGGGACCAGGTAGACCCACTTCGTCATGGCGTGTACCCTCGGGTTTGGCGGACCGTCGCCTCGACGACGAGGCTCGTGACGAGCCAGAGCGCGCCGCCGACCTCGAACCAGCGGTTGCCGGTGCCGCCGGTGACGAAGGCGTGGGCCACGGAGCCGCCGAGCGTCACGGCGCCGGCGAGAGCGGCGCGAATCTCCTCGACGACGGTCTCGGCGAGGGCGATCGCGGCGTCGTCGGTATGGCGGCGCTCGACCCACACCTCGACGGTCGTGGTGTAGTGCGAGACCTCGCGCTCGCCCGGCACGACCGTCCAGGTGATCTCGCCGACGACGACGGCCGGCGACTGTGCCGGGACCTCCGGCGGTCGGGTGTAGACCTGCTTGACCGACGCGGTCGCGAGGCGAGCGGCGATGGCGGCGCGAAGATCGCCGAGGCCCATCACGCCACCCGACGGACTCGGTACCGCTGGATCGTCTGCCAGTCCCGGGTGGACAAGAGCCGGCTGATCGTCCGTGTCCCGTCCTCGCCGACCGTGACGGTGTCGGCACCGCCGGCGCTCTTGCCGCGGTAGATGGCCACGGCTAGCCCGGTGGCCAGGTCGGCCAGGTCCTTGGGCACCGCCGGCCACCCGAACTGGCCAACGAGTCGCACTGTGTCGAAGCCGGCACTGAAGCGATCGATCGATCCGGTCGGAGTGTCGGAGAGCAGAATGAGTGTGGCCGGCCATCCGGGCGGCCGGTAGGCGGGGAGCGGCCGGAGGAAGACGTCCTCGCTGGGCACAGCGACCCGCGCTGCGCCGGTCTGGGGTGCCACCTCGAGCGTGTCGAGCGACACCACTCCGAACGGAACCGGGAGGAGTCTCGGGAGGCCGTTGTCGTCCTCGATCGCATCCGAGCCATCGAGGATGAGCTCGGTTTCCGGTCGGGGGGCGATCGCGCGACCGATGGCCGATTCCACCCAGTCGTTCACCGCATCGACGATCGACTGGAGGAGGGCATCCTCGCTCGTGTCGGCAATGCCGAGGCGCGCCTTGAGCGAGGAGAGCGTCGTGTACTGACCGATCGCCACGGTCTAGGACCTCCGGCGTCGCTCGGGGGGTGGGGCGACGGCTCGCTCCGGCTCCCGCGGTTCGTCGATGCGGACCGCGCGTTCGCCGTCGGCCCACTTCGCGGCGACCTCCTCGGGAACCTCGATGATCTCGCCGGGGCTCGGGGATCCGATGTCGTCGCCGGCGACTGAAACGAGGATCCGGATTCGCGCCATGGCACGCCTCCTGGGGAAGATCGGGGGCCGGGGCCGGAGCCCCGGCCCCCGGGCTGTACGGCTACGTGGCCGAGTTCTGGTAGTACTTGATCGCCGCGCTGTCCGCGACGAGCCCGTCACTCCGGACGAAGGCCAGGAAGCCGACCTGGAGGAAGTCGGCGTACCGCTCCTCCAGCCGCAGGAGGCTCACGTCGGCCACGTCGCGGATGACGTAGCCGGCGCGGAAGTTCCCGAAGAGGATGCTCTTCGCGTTCGCCGCCATCTGCGGGATCGCGGCGTCCGACACGACCGGGAACCCGAGGAGCGTGTCGGGCTGGCCCGCCATCACGGAGGGCTGCCAGAGCGGCTGCCCAGTGCTGTCCTTGAGCTTGCGGACCTTGGCGATCGTCGTGTCGTGCATGACGAACGCGGCGCCGTCTCGGTATGCCGAGTCGACGCTGTACACGAGGTCGACCAGGTCGTCGTACGTGACGCTCGTGGTCTGACCGGCTGCGCCGACCTTGCCCTGGGTGGCCCCGGTGACCGCACCCTGCGGCTGGTTCGTCCCGGTGCCGGTCGCCCAGTACGTCGCCTGGGCGCGGCCGATCCGCTGGCCCAGCTTGCGCCCGAGGAAGCCCTCGATGTCGATCCCGCTGTCCTGCAGGAGGTAGACCGAGACGCGAACGATCTTGGAGTTGAAGGGGTAGGCCCCCAGCGACTTCTGGCCGAACGTCACGTCCTGCTCGTTGAGCTGGGTGTTCTCGGCGAGGAGCTCGCCGACGTTCCCGGTGTCGTCGTTCGTCGGCCACGGCATCGGCTGGCCCGAGGTCGTCGAGATGACCTCGGCGAGCCGACGAATGCCGCCGAAGCTCTTCATCGTCTCGGTGATGATCGCCCGGAAGCCCGCCGGCACGGTGTACCCGCCGGCGGCACCGCTCCCGACGCCGAGGGCCCGCTGCTCGCCGAGCAGGGCGATCTGCTCGGGGGTCATGTGCCGGGGGCCGTGCCGCAGGTAGGCCAGGAAGGCCTGGCGGCGCTCGGCCTCCGGATCGCGGGTCGGCGCGACCGGCGGCGTGTCGACGACGGTCGCGATGGTCTTGCGGAGCTCGGCATCGCGCTCGGCGATCTCGATCTGCTTGGTCAGGTTGGAGAGCTCGGCCTCGAGGGCCTCCCAGCGGGTGATCTCCTCGGCGGAGAGCGTCCGCTTCTCGGCCTCGGCCCGCTCGGTGAGGTCCTGCATCTCCTGCCAGACGCTGGCGCGCTTCTGGCGGAGTTCGAAGGTGTTCATCGCTTACGACTCCTTTCGAGGTCGGCAGAAGCGGCAGCCAAGGCCCGCATCTGCCGCTTGATCAGTTCGGTCTTGCGCGCCCGTTCGAGCTCGTCCGGATCCTCAGGGGTGGCGGTGGCCGGCCCCAGGGAGGAGGCGAGATCGGCGAGTGCCTCGACGGCGGCTCGCAGGTAGGGCGCGATGTCGGGTGTGATCGTGTGGGTCCGGAGGGCGCGGACGAGCGCGATGGCGTCCGGCTCCGGCATGTCCGCGGCCTCGAGGAGCAGTCCCAATCCGGCCGAGCGGACGGCCGCATCGGTCTCCTCGTAGGCCGGGAAGGTGACAGGCGAGACGTCGAAGAGCTGGACCTCGTGCAGAATCCGGAGGTCCGCTCCGTCCTCGGTCTTCGACCACTCTTCGCGGACCGGCAGGAAGGCGAAGCTCTGCTGGCTCACGACGCCCGAACGGATCGCCTCGGCCAGGTCGGCGGCATAGCTCGTCCGGATCCAGATCGCCTCATCCGCCAGTCCACGGGCGTCCTCAGCGAGGCGGAGCGAACCCGGCCCCTCGCGGACCGTCGTGCGAGCGAGCGGGTAGTTCGGGTCGTGGTTCTGGAGCATCCGGATGTCGGCCTCGGTGATCGTCTTGGCGAAGGCTGCGGGGGCGATCTCTTCCCAGTAGCCCCACTTCGGCGGCCCGATCCAGGCACGGATGCCGAAGACGGCGGCATGGCCGCTGAAGCGCACTGCGCCGTCCTGACCGGTCTCGGCCCGCGCCTCGGTCCATGCAACGGTTCTCCGCTCCGGGCCATAAACGAGCCGATCTGGTCCGGCGAGCTGCGCGATGCTGCGTGCGACGTTCTTCATCACTGGGACTCCTGTGTCAGCACCTTCCAGTTGAGCGGCACGACGGGCGCATCGAGGCCTGGGATCGGCGGCTCGCCCTCGAGCTCGCGGATCTCCTGCCGCGTGCGCCATCCCGCCTCGATGGCCGAGCGATAGGCCTCGTACCGAGTCTTGATGTCGCCCCGGAGGAGACCCTCGGTGACGAAGTCGGCCTCGACGCCCCGCGGCAGGAGCTCGGCCGACAACCGCTGCTCGATCCGGGTCATCCAGGGCGTGAGCGTGTAGATCACGAGCGCCAGCGTCTGCTGCTCGATCCCGGTCCCCCACGAGGTCTGCTTGTCGGTGGCCGCCAGAAGATGCGGCGGGACGCCGTACAGGCGAGCGATTTCCTCGATCTGGTGCAGCCGGGTCGCCACGTACTGGGCATCCTCGAGGGGCATGCCCAGTGTCTGGAACTTCAGGCCGCCGTCGAGGATCGGAGGGGCCGTGAAGGCGTTCGCCAGCCCACTGAACCGCTGCTGCCATTGGCGTCGGATCTCGGCGACGGCCTCCGGGGCGAGCTGCTGATCGGTCTGCAGGACGCCGGCCAGGGCCGTGCCCTGGCCGTAGAAGCGGGCGCCGAACTCCTCGGCAGCGAGGCCCAAGCCGATCGCCTGGCGCGCTACCCCGATCGGCGAGAGGCCGCGCAGGCCGTCGTAGCCCGGGCCTGGAATGTGGAGGATCTCCCATGGCGTGTACGTCGCGGTCTCCCCGTTCTCGAGCCGGACACTGAACTCCTTGCCCCACGGGTTCCGATCGGAGCGTGGCACTCGCCTCGGCGAGACGGCGCTCGGGGGGAGTGGCGTGAGTTCCGCGACGGCATCGGCGGCATCGCGTCCCTTGAGCGCGTATGCGTCGCCCCACAAGAGGAGACTCCACAGCATGCGCTCCCACACCTCGTAGCTCGTCATGTCCGGATGCGGCTTCTCGAGGACCCGGGCCCGGAACCGCTCGCGATTGCGAGTGACCCGGCGAGCCACGAGCGGCAGGGACGCGATGGCGCCGGACACGAGAGAGACGGCACGGTAGACGGCGATGAACCGCGGCGCGCTCGTCTCCGAGACCGGCGGGCCCGCGATGGACGTCCCCGACAGCCAATCGGCGAGGACCTTGCTCGTGAGCGGTTTCTGTGCGGCGCGGACGGCGCGGCTGATGAGCATCATGACCTCCGCATAGCCCCGGCGACATCGGCCGCGATCGCCCAGCCGGTCAGGACCAAGCCGGGCACGAGCAACGCCGGACCCGGGCCGATCGACAACCAAAGGCCGGCCCCCGTGAGCATCAGACCGATGAGCGCCGCTGCGGTCGTGAGCAAATCAGTTCGGTTCACCAGATCCTCGGCGGTCGGGCCTCCGGTTGATCGAGGACGCCGGAGGCGATGGCGTCCGTTCGGGCTTCCCACGCGAGCACCGCGGCGATGAGTCCGTCGATCTTCGCGGCCGAGCCCGGGGCTTCCTTGCCGACGAGCCACAGCGGCCGGCCATCATCATCGAGCATCGATGTCGGGCGTCGCACAGCGTTCGCAATGTGCGCCGAGAGCTTGGCGCAGAGCGGATGGTCGCTCGGGCAGTGCCGGAGATCACCGGTCTCCACTGCCTCGGCGAAAGCCCGCAGGGCGAATGCCATCGGGCGGGCGCGATTCGTCCACCACTCACGGACCCTGTCGCCCCATCGGCCGGCCCACCGAGCGACACTCTCGTCCCAGTACGGGGGGTCCGCGTACAGCCGGACGACCTCGTACTCGGCGAATGCCGCCTCGATCGCGGCGTCCACCTCGGCGACCGAGATCTCGCCAGCCACCGGCTCCCAGATGCCGAGCGGCCACAAGTAGCCGGTCGTCAGCTCGCAGGCCACGAGAGCCGTGTGATCGACGCGCCGCGAACCATCGAAGCCGAGGGTGATCTTCGTGCGAGGCTCGATCCGATGCTCCGGCGCGGCTCGGCTCGCCCATAGCGCGGGGTCGAATGCCCGCCCGCTGGCGGCCGTGAGAACGTTCCCGAAGAAGCGGGCCGCCTGGGCCAGGTCCTTGGCGGCCAAATCGGCGGCCTCGGCCTCGATGCTGTCGAGGTCGACGTGGCCGCCATGCTCACGCCGCACGTCCTCCGGGTAGACGATCCGCAAGATCCTGCGGCGATCCCGCGGCTTGCCGAAGTCGAGGGTCGAGGGCGGGCGGATCATCTGCCGGTAGACGTCGTCCGCCTTGCTCTCCCACTCCCGTTGCGCGACCGAGCCGGCGCCCGGGTCCCAAGCGTTTGTCGTCAGGGTCGCCCGCCCGCCCATGCCCGCGAGGTTGCGGTACTGGGTGTCCGCGACCCGCATCATGCCGTTCTGCGCCGTCCACAGCCCGACCTCGTCCTGTGCTACGAACGTCACGCGCTGGCCGAGGCGACTGCGATCGGACGAGGTCACGGTATCGATCCGGCCGCCGCCGGGCAGGCGGATGAACTCCTCGCCCGTGCGGGGCACGACGTCGGCCAAGGGCCCGCGCTCGATCATCGGCCGCAGCGCGTCGTACGTGTTCTCCGTCGCTTCCTCGCTGTAGGCCGTGATCTGGATGAGTGGGGTCGGCCAGGGCGCCCCCATCGGCTCGCCCGGAGCGTACTCGTACACCCAACCGCACGGGCAACCGTGGTCGCTGCACCGGTAGCGGTCGCCCTCGCTGGCCCAGCCGGCGAAGAGGGCCGGGCCGAGCCCCTCGAGGCAGATCTGCGCCGCCACGAGCGGGTTTTTGCCGACCTTCTGCGGGCCGACGAGGAGGCCGCGGCGAAAGCGGAAGGCCGGGGCGCGCTGCCCTAGCTCCGCCGTGGGTCGCACCTCGTAGAAGCGCGCCAGGTACTCCGCCTGGAAGCGGTAGAGCCGCAGCGGCTCGCCGACCCTCCAGCCATCCGGGACGACGCAGTGACGCTCGATCCACTCGAGGGCGACCCAGAGCGTCCGGTCAGCCGCTGCGGAGCCGCTCACGGATCGATGGGCCGGCCTCTGCTATCAGCCGCGGGCGTTCCTCGCCCTCGGACGCGATGAGCCACCGGTTGCGCAACATCCCTGGGAGCGACAGCCCGAGCGCCTCTTGCTGCTGGCGGACGAGCGTCCGCAGGGCTGCCGGCGAGCCGCGACGCTCCGCCTCGACGAGCGTCCGGACATAGAGCGCCACCTCATGGTGCTGCCGGTTGCGCTCCCACATGACCGCCTGCGGCCGGGTCCATTCATGCTCCCACAGGCGCAGCTCCCGGGCGGATGGCCGGCTCAGCGGCCACTCCGGCG